ATGGCGGGGCGACCCAAGGATCCCGGCCGGGCGGTGAAGGCGCTGGCGCCCCTTGCGGTGGAGACGCTGGAGGCCCTGATGAAGGGGGACAAGACCAGCGACACCGCCCGCATCGCCGCCATCCGCGAGGTGCTGGACCGGGCGCAGGGCAAGGCCAAGGCGCCCGAGGCCGAGGGTCGGCTGACGGTGACGATCCGCCGGCTGGGCTGGGACGAGCCTGAGAGTCCGGCGCGTTGAGCCTGGAGATCGAGCTGCCGGCCGGATGGCGTCCCAGGCCCTATCAGACGGCGCTGTGGCGCTATCTGGAGGAGGGGGGCCTGCGGGCCGATGTGGCGGCCCACCGGCGGTGGGGCAAGGATGATGTGGCGCTGAACTGGGCGGCGGTCAGCGCGATCCAGAGGCCCGGCGTTTATTGGCACCTGCTGCCGGAGGCGGCCCAGGCACGCAAGGCGATCTGGGACGCGGTGAACCCGCACACCGGGCGCCGACGGATCGACGAGGCGTTTCCGCCGGCGATCCGTGCGGGCGTGCGCGACGGCGATATGAGCCTTCGCCTGGCCAATGGGTCGGTCTGGCAGGTGCTGGGCTCGGACAATTATGACAGCCTGGTGGGGGCGCCGCCGGTCGGCGTGGTGTTCTCCGAATGGGCGCTCGCCAAGCCCGAGGCCTGGACCTACATCCGGCCGATCCTGGCGGAGAATGGCGGCTGGGCGCTGTTTCTGTGGACGCCGCGGGGGCGCAACCATGCGGTGCGCGCCTTTGAGGCCCGCGCCCGCGACAGGGCCTGGTTCACCCAGCGGTCGCCGGTCACGGAGACCGGCGTGTTCACGCCGGCGCAGCTCGCCCGGGAGCGGGCTGAGCTGGTGGCCGAGACGGGGTCGAAGGAGGAGGGCGAGGCCCGGTTTGCGTCGGAATACCTGGTGGATTTCGATGCGGCGGCTCCTGGCGCCTACTATGCCTGCCTGCTGGGCGAGGCGCAGAGCGCCGGCCGGGTGGGCCGCGTTCCGCATGATCCGGCCCTGGCGGTGCACACCGCCTGGGACCTGGGCATCGACGATTACACAGCCATCTGGTTTTTCCAGCAGGTCGGCCCAGAGGTGCGGGCCATCGACTATTTCGAGACCAGCGGCGAGGGGCTGCAGGCCATCGTGCGCGAGGCCATCGCGGCCAAGCCCTACGTCTATGGGAGCCACCACCTGCCGCACGATGTGATGGTGCGGGAGCTGGGCGCCGGCGGGCGCTCGCGGTTCGAGACCCTGGCGGGCTTGGGCGTCTCACCCATCGCGGTGGGCCAGGCGACCCATCCGGAGGAGCGGATCAACGCCGCACGGCTGATGATCCCCATGACCTGGTTTGACGGTGAGGCCTGCGCGCTGGGGCTCGACCGGCTGCGGGCCTATCGCAAGCGCTGGAATGCGGCGACGCGAGCCTATGGCGGGCCGCTGCACGACGCCGCCAGCCACGGCGCCGACGCCTTTGGCGAGTTCGCCCTGAACCGCCGCGGGGCGAGCGCCCGGCGAGCGGGGCGGCGGTCGGGCGTGGCGAGCGGGAGCTGGATGGGGTGATGATGGAGATGGAGAGGAAGATGCCGATCAATATCCCGCGTGCCGCCCAGTGGGCGAGAGATGTGGCCAGTCAGGTCCTCGTCAGCGATGCAAAGGTGCGTGAGCTTAACGGCGCCTCGGGCTTGGCCACGGACATGCATGGGGAACCCGCGCAGGGCCTGCGACCGGGCTACGGCCGAGGCGGAGCGCCGGCAGCGGCCCAGGCCGGGGGTGCGCTCGGCGCCCTGGCGCGCAACTGGTGGTACACGAATGAAGCGAAGGACGACGCCATCGCGCGCCGACCTTCAGGCAAAGACAACTATCCCCATCACGACAAGGTCTATCACTGCCAGGGCAACTGCGAGGCGGCAAAGGCTGGGCCGGTTGGAAGCATGGTCGCGGCTGGGGCCAGCGACTATTTCAAAGAGGCCTATGACATGTTGACCGGCGGCAGCATTGACGAGGCCGATCGCAAAGCCAACCAGCTTGGGCGGCAAATCGGCGAAGCAGGGGGTCAGTGCTACGAAGGTTGCCAGCACCTTGATCGGGAGTGGGTGGTCGTCCCTATGAAGCGGCGCCACTAGGAGTTGACGACGCCGCCCGCCCATGTTCACACTATGTTCTAATGCTTAGCGTGGGGACTTCCCGGCGCGTTGAGGATCATATGGCTTGGACGTGGTGGAGGCCGCAGCTGGCGAGGACGAGGCCTTTGCCTGGGACGGCGCGGCGTTTGTGAGGGTGGGCCAGTGAAACTGGCATGTCAGCGGGAGGCCTGATGGCTTGGATGCGGCGCAGATTGCGGTGGGTGGCGGCCGGGGCGGCGATGCTGAGCGCCGGCAGCTGCGGCTACGCCACCGGCGGCTTCTGGATCGGTGACGGCTGCAATGACCAGGCCGGCTATTGGGAAGATGGCCTTTGCTACATCATCGGCGCGCGCCAGAGCACGCCGCGCGGCTGGCAGAGCGTGCAGGCCGCGGAGTTGGCGGCGGTCAAGGACGTGGCTCATGACTGGGGGGAGCTGACGGCTTTCGGGGCCGACCTTGATGGAGACGGCGAAGGTGACTCCATCGCGGTCCTTGTGGACCCGACGCTGACGCGGTTCCGCGTCTTCGCCTTCTTCTCCAGGGACGATTTCTCCGGGGATGCGGCCCGTGCGCTGACAGAGGCGCGGCCCATCGCTGAGGTGGATGCGGTGTCCGTGGCGTTCAACAAGCCGGCGCCGTTCTCCGCTGCGGCGGCGAGCTTCACTTTGCGCCAGAGGGTCGACTGGATGACCGACAACACCACCTACACGTGGGCGGAAGGCCGTCTGGTCGAGGTGGCGTCATGACGATCGAAGCACCTCCCTTTCCCACCTGGCGGCTGCTGAGAGGCCTGCTGGTGTCCATCGTGATGGTCTTGCTGCTGATGGGCTCCTGTGTCGTCGGCTGCAAAGGGCGCGCTTTCGAGTATGGGGAGCGCTGCCGCGACCATGGCGGCGTTCGCAGCCGACTGGACTGTCACATGCCTCGCCTGACGGTGATCCCGCCGGACGGCTGGGTCTTCCGGACGACGGCGGACCTGATGCCGATCTATGGGGATGACCCTGCCTGGCTGAAGGCCCTCGACCACTATCAGCGCCTGGCGGTGCGGGCGGACTTTGATGGCGACGGACGGGAGGATCAGGCGGCCATCCTGTTGGACGAAGCCTATGAGAGCTTCGCGATCTACGCCTTCCCCGCCGGCCGCGAGCCGGTGATGTTGGCGCCGAGCCGGCCGATGACGGCGCTGCCCGGGAGGTCCCTGGCGGTGGGTGAGGCTGAGGCCGATCGCCCTCCATCTCTGGTCGTGAAGGCCGCGGACGGCGAGGACGAAGCCTTCGCCTGGGACGGCGCGGCGTTTGTGAAGACGGCGGGCTAGCGGCCCGCCGGACCTAAGGAAAATCGGAATTCTCTGACACAGCGTCCCCGGCTTGGGACGCCAAAGGGCGTTTGCATGACCCATGACGACATCCTGCGCGACGCCCACGAGGCGTTTGAGCGCGCGTCGGCCCATGAGGCCGAGATCCGCGAGGAGGCGCGCGACGACCTGCGGTTCGCCAGGTTGGGCGAGCAGTGGCCGGAGAAGGTGCGGCGCGACCGGGAGCTGGACGGGCGGCCCTGCCTGACCATCAACCGGCTGCCGGCCTTCATCCGCCAGGTGGTCAATGATGCGCGGCTGAACAAGCCGGCCATCGCCTGCCATCCGGTGGACGACGGCGCCGATCCACAGACAGCCGAGATCTTCAACGGGCTGATCCGCCATATCGAGCAGTCGAGCGACGCCGAGGTGGCCTATGACACGGCGCTGGATTTCGCCGTCACCTGCGGCTTCGGCTATTTCCGCATCAACACCCGCTATGCCCGGGACGACAGCTTCGAGCAGGACATCGTCATCGAGCGGGTGGCCGACCCGTTCAGCATCTACGGGGACCCGGACTCCACGGCCGCCGACTCCTCGGACTGGAACACCGCGTTTGTGGTCGACAGCCTGCCGCGGGCCGCTTTCCAGGCGCGCTGGAAGGGCGCCGAGGCGGCGGACTGGTCGGGGGCGGCCTATGGCGGTCTGACCGAGGCCTGGGGCGACGGCGACCGGGTGACGGTGGCCGAGTTCTGGCGGCGCGAGGCGGTGGCCCGCAAGATCGTGGCCTTGAGCGACGGGCAGGTGATCGAGCTGACCGCGTACGAGGCGCAGAAGGGGCTGTTCGACGCCCTGGGGGTCAGCGTTGTCGGATCGCCGCGCGAAGTGGCGAGCCACCGAGTGGTGCAGCACGTGGTCACCGGCGCGGAGGTGCTGGAGACCGTGGACTGGGCCGGGCGGTTCATCCCCATCGTGCCGGTCTATGGCGAGGAACTGCGGATCGACGGGCGTCGGCGCCTGCGCAGCCTGGTCCGCGACGCCAAGGACCCGCAGCGGATGTTCAACTACTGGCGGACCACGACGACGGAGCTGGTGGCCCTGGCGCCCAAGGCGCCGTTTATCGGCCGCAAGGGCGCCTTCGAGACAGACGCGGAGAAATGGGCGAGCGCCAACATCCAGACCCATGCCTATCTGGAATATGACGGGCCCGAGCCGCCCATGCGCCAGCCCTTCGCCGGGGTGCCGGCGGGCGCGCTACAGGAGGCGCTGAACGCCAGCGACGACATGAAGGCGATCATGGGCCTGCATGACGCCAGCCTGGGGGCGCGGTCCAACGAGACCAGCGGCCGGGCGATCATGGCGCGCCAGCGGGAGGGGGACGTCTCCACCTTCCACTATATCGACAATCTGAGCCGGGCGATCCGGCACGCCGGGCGGATCCTGATCGACCTGATCCCCAAAGTCTACGCCGCCCCGCGGGTGGTCCGCGTGCTGGGGCCGAGCGGGGAGGCAAAGCTGGCGCATGTGAACCAGCCGGTGGCGGTGCGTGAGGCCGACGCCCAGGGCAAGGTGCGCGAGGTGACGCGGATCTATGATCTGAGCGTCGGCAAGTACGATCTGACCGTGCGGGCCGGGCCCAGCTTCACCAGCCGCCGGGAAGAGGCGGCGACGCAGATGATCCAGCTGATCCAGGCCTATCCGGCCGCAGCCCCGGTGATCGGCGACCTGCTGGCGCGGAATCTGGATTGGCCGGGCGCCGACGAGATCGCCCAGCGGCTGTCCAGCCTGTTGCCGGCCCAGGTGCGGGGCGAGGCGCCGGAACTGGGCGAGGCCCGGGCGGCCATCGACAAGCTGTCTCAGGCCCTGGCCGGCGCCAACCAGAAGCTGGAAGCGATGGCCAGGGACCGGGCGCTGGAGACCCGCAAGCTGGAGATCGCGGCCTTCGAGGCCGAGACCCAGCGTCTGCGCGTCCTCGGCCCTGCTGCGCCCCCTGACCCCACCCTTCGAAAGGAACTCTGACATGGCTACCGGCAAGGTGACGGGCGCGTTTTCGCAGATGGGCGTGAGTGAGACCTTCGCGCCGGATTCCCGGCCAGGCGTCCCGCGCAGGTTTAATCTGTCGCTCTGGGGCGCATTCACAGGCGTGGTCGGGGTGGAGCGCTCCTTTGATCGGGGCGTCAGCTGGATCGGCTGCTCGCGGGACGGGGCGGGCACGCCGGCGGTTTACTCGACCCCGGTCTCCCTGGTGCTGGAAGAGCCTGAGGCTGGCGTCATCTACCGCCTGAACTGCACGGCCTTGAGCGCGGGGACGGTGAGCTACCGCCTGAGCCAATGACGCCGGCCTGCAGGGCGACGCGAGGGCTGGCCACAGGCGTGGCTGTGCGCGGCGCACAGGCGTTGCAGCCGGAGACCGAGGCGGTGGTCGCGGCCATGGAGGTCGCGCCCGACAGCCGCCGGGCCGGGCTGATGGACAATCTGGTGGCCGCCCTCAAGGTCGCCGAGGTCTGGCAGAGGCTCGACGCTCTGTTCGTCATGGCCGCCCACGACGCCCAGGCTGCCGGGCTGAACTGGATCGCCCCGGAGGGCGCTGGGCTGACGGCCGTCAATGACCCTGAGTTTCAGAGCGACCTTGGCTATCAGGGGGATGGGACGAGCAGCTATCTGGCGACCGGCTTCGTCCAGGCCTCTTGGCTGAAATACAAGATCGCCGACCATCATGCCGGCGTCTTCGTGGTGGGCGGAAGCAGCGCCGGCACGGCCTTCGGCAACAGCCGCAACCGGCTGCAGCCCCGGACCAGCGGCGGCCAGTTCCTGACCCGCTCCAACAGCACGGTCAGCGACCAGCGGCCGGTCGAAACCGGCCTGGGACATAGCGCCATGAGCCGGACGGAAAGCGCGCGGTACGCGGTCTTCAAGGACGGCGTGGCCGTGGGTGAGCCCGAGGTGACCCACACCACCCTTTCGGCCCAGCCGCTGACCCTGCTGAGCTACGGAACCACCGGAGGGGCGGCCAGCTACGCCGCCTGGCGGCTGGGGGCGGCCCATTTCGGCGCGGGCCTGAGCGCGGACCAGATGGCGGCGACTCATGGGGCGCTGGACACCTATCTGCGGGGCGTCTCGGCCTGGCTGGTCGCCGACTGATCCGGCCCAAGGGCCGCAACACCAGGAACAAGATGATGATGCAAGACCCGACCTCCATGGGCGGCGCCGACCCGCGCCTGCTCGCCATCGGCCAAGACTCCGAGGCCGAGGCCATCGAGGAGATCGAACACGGCGGGCAGTTCTATCGCCTGCCGCGGGCGCTGAAGGCGCAACTGATGGCCAATATCGATCATGAAAATGCGACCCAGGCGGTGGCGGCCGAGCGCCGGGCCCTCGCCGAGCGGGCGAAGATGATGGAACTGGAGGTCGAGCTCGCCAGCGCCAGCGCGCAGGACCGGGCGGTGCTGATCGCCCTGGAGCAGCAGCTGGCCCAGTTCGAGAGCGTCGACTGGCCGGCGCTGAACCAGCAGGACCCGCAGCTGGCCCAGGCGCTATGGACCCAGGCGAACGACATCGCCCAGGCCCGCGAGGCCTATGGCCAGGCCCTGGCCCAGCAGGACGAGATGGCCCGCGCCGCGGCCGGCGAACGGGCGCGGATCGAGCTGGAGGAGACCGGCCGGGTGCTGGCCGGCCAGATCGAGGGCTGGTCGCCGGAGGTGGCGGCCAAGCTGGTGGAATACGCCCAGGCCTTCGGCGTCACCCTGGAGGAGCTGCGCGAGGTGGCCGATCCGCGGCTGTGGATGATCCTGCACCGGGCCCAGCAGGGCGAGGCGGCGCTGCAGGCGCAGGCGTCAGCGCCCCAGATGGGCGGTGCGCCCTCTCGGGCGCCGGCGATGCAGGTGCGGCCCGCTGTTCAGGTGGGCGGCGGCTCGGCCCCGGCTAGCGCCGTGCGCGACGACATGGGCGCGGCCGAATGGATGCGTCGGCGGAATGCTCAGGCCATGGCGGGGCGGTGATGGCGGGGCATGCCTGCCCCGTCGCCGGCGACGGGGTTCCTATGCCAGACCCCGTGTCTCAATTCGCGCCCGGCCGCAGTCTGAAATCGCAGGCTCTGCAGGCCCCGGCGTGACTCTCCGGGCGCACACGCGCGCCTGATCCCTATCCAACAACCCGACCGGCGCAGTCGCGCCGACCCAAATTCCATCCTCAAGGAAGACGAGAGCCTATGGCCAATTCGCTGCTTTCCCCGACCGCGGTCACCCGCGAGGCCCTGCGTGTGCTGCACCAGAAGCTGAACTTCGTGGGTTCCATCACGCGGGAGTATGACGACAGCTTCGCGCGCCAGGGCGCCAAGGTGGGCGACACCCTGAAGGTGCGGCTGCCCAATCAGTATGTGGTGCGGACCGGCCCGACGCTGGACGCCCAGGACACCACCGAGACCAGCGTCGAGCTGAAGGTGCAGACCCAGAAGGGGGTGGACCTGAACTTCACCTCGGTGGACCTGACGCTTTCCCTGGACGACTTCTCCGAACGGATCATCGAACCGGCCATGAGCGTGCTGGCGGCCAATATCGAGGCCGACGCCATGGGCATGTACAAGGACGTCCATAATCAGGTGAACAATCAGGGCGCGGCCGCCAGCTTCGCCAAGATCCTGCAGGGCCGGAAGATCCTGGTGGACAATCTGGCGCCGCTGGCTGGCCGGACCTGCAACCTGAACACCCAGGACAATGTGGACCTGGTGGATGCGCTTAAGGGTCTGTTCAACGACAAGGCCAGCATCTCCAAGCAGTACCGCGAAGGCTTCATGGGCCGCAGCGCCGGCTTCGACTTCATGGAGAACACGCTCTGGCCGTCCCACACGGTGGGGACCAAGGCCGGTTCGCCGGCGGTGAACGGGGCCGGGCAGACGGGCGGGACGCTGGCCACGGACGGCTGGTCCAACAGCTCTCCGGTGCTGAAGGCGGGGGACGTCATCACGATCACCGGCGTCTTCCGGGTGCATCCGGAGACCAAGCAGTCGACGGGTGTGCAGCAGCAGTTCGTGGTCAAGGCCGACGCCAGCTCCAACGGGTCGGGCGTGGCCAGCCTGCAAATCTCGCCGGCCATCGTCACCACGGGCGCGGCGCAGAATGTGTCGAACGCCCCGGGGGACAACGCGCAGATCCAGGTGGCCGGGACGGGCGGGGCGGCCCACGGGATCTCCATGGCCTATCACAAGGGCGCCTTCGCCTTCGCCACCGCCGACATGGTGATGCCACGGGGCGTGGACTTCGCCGCGCGAGAGGTCTTCGACGGGGTCTCCATGCGGATCGTGCGGCAGTACGACATCAACAACGACAAGTTCCCCTGCCGCCTGGACGTTCTCTACGGCTTCAAGACCCTGCGCCCGCAGCTGGCCTGCCGGCTGGCCAACAACTAGGGCCGCCCGCCGTCTGACACCAACCGGGGTGGCGCGGGCCTGGCCCGTCGCCGCCCGTCTGGCAGGGAGGGAGGCGCATGGCGCTCACAACCTATGACGACCTGAAGACCGCCGTGGCCGACTGGCTGGAGCGGAGCGACCTGGCCGGGCGGGCCGCTGACTTTGTCACGCTTGCCGAGGCGCGGATGAACCGCGAGCTGCGGCTGGCGGTGATGGAGTCGGAGGTCAGCCTGGCCGCCGCCGCCGGCGCGCGGACCCTGAGCCTGCCCGAAGACTGCCGCGAGGCGCTGGGCCTGTGGCGGGAGGACGGGGCTGTACGCACGCCGATGCGCTACCGCCCTGCGGGGCTGTTGGCGCAGATCGAGGCGGCGGGGCGGCCGGACTACTGGACCCTGCAGGGGGGCGTGATCGCGCTGGATCGGCCCTGCGCGGCGGAGACGGGGTTCATCCTGCGGCAGCTGGGACGGCTGGCGCTGAGTGCGGCCTCGCCGACCAACGCCGTGCTGGTCGAGCATCCTGATCTCTACCTGTTCGCCGCCCTAGCCGAGGCCTGTCCCTATTTGCGGGACGGGGAGATGGCCGGGCATTTCAACGCCCGGTTCGAGATGGCGCTGGCCCAGGCCAGGGCCGCTGACGCGCGGCGCCATGGTTTGGCGCGGCTGGTGACGGATCTGCCGGCGCCGGAGGTCGGCGCATGCTGAACCTTGGACCAGAGGTGGACCCGTCGCTTCGCCCCCTGCTGGGGGCGCTCATTGAGGCGGTGCGCGCGCTGCGGGCGCCGGGTGCGCCGACGCCGCTGTTTTCCTGCCAGGCCGCCGAGCTGCCGCCGGCCAGCGCCTGGCCGCAGTCCCTGGTTCTGGTGGCCGATCTTTCGACCCTGGCCGTCTCGGACGGCGCCGCCTGGGTGCGGCAAGACACGGGAGATGTCATCTGATGCCTTCGACCTACACCCCCTCCCTTCGACTGGAGATGCAGGCGGCCGGGGAGAACCTCAACACCTGGGGCGCGCCGCGGTTGAACCAGGTGATCGACCGGCTGGACCAGGCGATCGCCGGGCGCAGCGCCATAGTCCTCGACGGCGATCACGTGCTGACCAGCGCCAACGCTTCGGACGATGAGGCCCGGCGCGCCATGCTGGACTTCTCGGGTCAGGGCCCAGCCACAGTGACCCTGCCGGCGGCGAGCAAGGTCTATCTGGTGCGCAATGGCGCCAGCGGCGCCGTGACCCTGACGACGGGCGCCGGCGCCGCTGTGGTCGTCGATCCGCAGGATGTCGCCCTGGTGGCCTGCGACGGGGGCGACGTGTTCGTCCTGGGCGTCGGCGGCCTGAGCCTGAAGGCCCATGTGGCGGCCGTGGCCTGGAGCTACAACGCCGGCGCCCTGCCGGCCCAGGCCGGCGCGGCCGGCAAGGTGGTCGCCACAGACGGCGAGGACGCCGGCTGGCGGTTCGTCACGACCCTTCCTGACTATGTTCAAGACCAGGCCCAGCAGGCCGCCGCCGCCGAGCGGCGCGCCGCGGCCCTGGCCTATTTCGGCTGAGGAGAGCCCATGAGCGCCATCGCCACCAACCAGTTTATCGCCGTGCAGCGGCCCATCGCCTATGTGGCCGTGGCCACCACGGCCGAGACCGTGTTCCATGCGCCCACCCATGCAGTGGAGGTGGTGCCCGCCGCCGACAACCTGCAGGGGATGCGGATCACCAAGGCCTATGCCCTGACCCGGGCGGCGCCGGGCGCGGTGATCCACTGCCAGCTCTACGGACGGGTTGAGTCCACCGACACCCTGATCGACTCCGCGACCCTGCCCAACACCACGCCCTCAGCGAGCGTGGCCGGCGCCAAGGCGGTGTTCGACGCCAGCGAGGATGATCCGCTGTTTCTGCCGCCGGGGGTGGGCCTGGCCTTCGCCATCGGCGGGTCCGTGCCCAACGGTGTCGTCTGCCGGGTCTCCGGCGGCGCCTACGATCCGTTGCCGTGATGAGGTGGGGACCGAGAGGCGATCAGCCTCGACGGCGGGGCGGGGCGCGATCCGAGATAATTGCCCTTCAACACGTTAAGGTAGCTGGCGTTGGCGAGATCGTGGCCCCCGAGAATTGCTCCCTCGAAGTCTTTATTTGGGGTGGTGGCGCGTCAGGATCGCCAGCTTTCAACAGCAACCGGGGAGGCGGTTCGGGTGCTGCGTGCTATGCATCATTTAGGCTAAGATCTGGTCAGCGAGTTCCATATAAAGTCGGTGCTGGCGGACTAAGCAACGGACAAGCGGGAACGATCGGTCGTGACGGCGAGGACAGCTGGGTGCAGCTTCCATCTGGCCTTGTTATTCAGGCCGGCGGTGGAAAGGGTGTGGGATCTGGCGGTGTAGCCAGTGGCGGGCAATTGAACTTTGCTGGTCAGGGCTCGGGTGCCAGCAGCAGTGCTGGAGGAACCGCGCCATCATTCTCAGCAGGAAACAATTTCGGTGACTTTGCGGGTGGTGCAGGGTCTCCGCCCGGGACCGGAAGCTCTGTCGGTGGAGCACCTGGCGGTGGCTCTGGCGGTTCTGACGGCGGCGGTCCGTCAGGTGCGGGCGGTGTTGGCCGTTTGATTTACCTTCTGTGTCGCATTGTTTAAGATTTTTGCGCACGCGCTCGGATTTTCTCTGAGAAGCTGATGGCCTCCATCAACAATAAGCGGCTTTAGCTTTTTCCTCGCGTCCGCGGAAATTAAGGACGGTGTGGAGCTTATTTCACGCTCTGGGTTTAGCGGCACGGAGCCAGCAACAACAGTAACTGGTATCCTGCAGTTGCTGATTAAATCATCATAGTCGTTGCTCAAAATTGTAGCCATCGGCTCAGGCAGTGCAGCTCTTCTGATTGGCCAAGTGGGACTTAGCGGTGGCTCAAAGGCTACTACCGCCTGAAATAGCGGAAGCTCAAACCGTGCCATTCCTAAGCATACGAGAGCCCCAAGGGATTCTCCTGCAAGTATGACTTTGCGATCCCCAAAATATGTTGCTGCTGCAACAGCAAATGCCTTTGACCATCCGTCTAGCGTGTTGTCGCTCAAAAAATTAACGCCGTGACCTGGTAGGTGACCAAGGACGCAGTTGGGCACCAAATCAAGCATATGACTTATAGCGTCAGCAGATTGCATTGCGCCGTGGACCAGGAATACGGCTGATCCACGATCTAAATCTTGCGCCGTTATCCAAACCTGCCCGAGGCGGGTCGAAACAGACGTGTGGCGTAGCGCATCCATCAATGAGTTCTACTCAGGGGCATTGATCATGAAAATACCCCTCGACCTTCCACCTGGGCTTGTGGGGGATGAGACCTCGTTTGCGGCCGCGGGGCGGTGGGCGGACGGGTCGAATGTCCGGTTCTGGCGGGGGCGGCCGCAGGTGATCGGGGGGTGGGAGTCCCTGGGAGGCGGGGATCTCACCGGCGTCTGTCGCAAGGTGTTCGCCTGGACCGACAATACTGCCGTACTGAATGTCGCCTTTGGGACCCACAGCGCCCTGCAGGTCTGGATCGGCGGCGGTCTCGTTGATATCACCCCGACGCTCGCCCGCCCGGCCGTGACCTTGGAGGCCGCGCCGCTTGCCGTGAGCGAGGGCTCCGACGTGGTCACGGTCCGACTGGCCGGGCATGGCCTGACCGATGGCGAGACCGTCGACGTCACCGGCGCCACGGCGGTCGGCGGCGTCTCCCCGAACCTCTCCGGAGCGGTGGTCACGGTCGTGGACGAAGACCGCTTCAGCTATCCGATGGGCGCGCCTGCAACCGCGTCCGCAACCGGGGGCGGGACGGCGGTGATGGTGAGGCCGCTGCGAGCCTTCGAGTCCGGCGCCGTCGATGGGACGGGGGGCCAGGGCTATGGCACGGGGGCCTATTCCACCGGGGCCTATTCGGTCCCTTCGGTGAGCGATTTCTTTCCGCGCACCTGGAGCCTTGCGGCGTTCGGCGAGCAACTGATCGCGAGCCCCCGGGGCGGCGCCATCTATCGGTGGGCCAATGACGCCGGCGAGGCGGCGGCCCCTCTGGCGCAGGCGCCCCGGCAGGTCAGCCTGTCCCTGGTGTCGCACACCGACCAGGTCTTCGCCCTTGGCTGCAATGAAGAGGTTTCCGGGGTCTTTAATCCGCTCTGCATCCGGCACAGCGGCGTAAGAGCCCCTGAGAGCTGGACGACGGCGCCGGACACCACAGCGCGGGAATATGTCCTGGCCGGCGGCGGGCGGATCGTGGGGGCCAGCGCGGTGGGCCAGTTCATACTGGTCTGGACGTCGGACCGGCTGTTCGTCGGCACGTTTGTCGGCGCCCTGAACCAGCCCTGGCGGTTTGATCCGGTGGGTGAGCACTGCGGTCTGATCGGGCCCAACGCCTTCGCCATCGCCGGGTCCCGGGCGGTGTGGATCGCCCCGGACCGTCAGTTCCGCAGCTACAGCCTGGGCGGGGCGGTGGAGATCGTGCCCTGTCCCATCCGAGAGGGGCTGGAGCGGCACCTGGCCGGAGCCCAGGGGGACAAGATCACGGGGTCGACCCTCAGTCTCTATGACGAGGTGCGCTTCGACTATCCCGACGCGCGGGATGGAAATGAAAACAGCCGCTACATCGCCGTCTGCCTCGGAGACGGCGCCTGGTCGAGGGGGATCATGGCGCGGACCGCCTTCGTGGACGCCGGCCCGCAGGGCGACCCCATCGGGGTGACGCCGGATGGAAAGGCCTACTGGCACGAGCGCGGTCAGTCCGCGGACGGCGGGGCGTTCGCCTGGTTCATCGAGAGCGCCGACCAGCTGCTGCATCCGGATCAGACGCTGATGGTGCGCGGCCTGTGGCCTGACATGGCCCTGCAGGCGGGCGCGGCGAGCCTGCGGCTGCACACTCGGCTGAAGCCGCAGGGGCCGGTCCGGACCTATGGACCCTATGGCTTGGCGCCCGGGGCCAGCCGCGTTGATCTGCGAGCGACCGGCCGGCTCTTTCGGGTGCGGTTCAGCGGGCAGGGGACCCCGAGCGGCGGACGGATCGGTCGTCCGGTGTTCGACGTCGTCCCCGCCGGAAGCCGGTGAGCCCAACGACCTGGGCCGCCTGCCGCGACTGGTTGCTTGCGGCCCTGCAACCGCAGGACGGTGATGAGGCCGCGCTGTCGGCGGACATCCGCAGCGGTCGGGCGCAGCTCTGGGCCGGGGAGGGTGGGGCGGTCGTCACCCAGTGCGTGAGCGCGCAGGACGGCCGCAGTCTGCACATCTGGCTGGCGGGGGGAGACCTGGCCGCCGTCCTGGCCCTGCGGCCGGGGATCGAGGCCTGGGCGCGCGGTCTGGGCTGCGAAGCGATCACGATTGAAGGCCGGGCGGGCTGGGCGCGGGTGCTGCGCGTCCACGGCTACCAGCCCCACGGCGCTGTTTTGAGAAGGAGCCTGTGATGGGCAAGCGGAAGTCTTCCTCCACATCCACCACCACTGAACGGGCGACGCTGACGCCGAACAATCCGCTCTGGGTCACCGACCAGGTGCAGGGGCTGGGCGAGCGGGTGGGTCAGCTTGGCCGGCTCGATCCGTACAGTCTGGTCTCCCCCCTGTCGGCTGGGGAGCAGCAGGCGTCGCGGGGTGCGGCCGCCCTGGGCCGCTACGGCTTCGCCTATGACGAGGCCGCCGACTGGACGCGAGGTGTGGCGGCGGCCGAGGCGCCGCAGGTTCAGGCCGCGAGCCTGCTGGACGGCATCGAGGCCTACTACAATCCCTATCGGGGGCAGGTGGTCGATGCGGCGACGGCGGACTTCGACGCCGAGGCCGGGCGCACCCGGGCGACGCAGGACCTGGCGCTCGCCGGGCAAGGGGCGTTCGGCGGTTCCGGGGCGGCCCTGACGCGTTCGCTGACCGAGGGGGAGCTGGCGCGGGCGCGGAATGCGCAGATCTCCGGCCTGCTGCGGGACATGTTCAACACCAGCGCCGGGCTGGCCAACCAGGACGCCGACCGGCGCCAGCAGGCCTCGGCGCAGAATGCTCAGCTGAGCGCTCAGACCGCGGCCCTGCGTTTGCAGGCGGCCAACGGTCTGGCCGGTCTGGCCGGGGCGAGGACGGCCAGCGACCGGGAGGATGTGGCGACGCAGGCGGCCATCGGCGCGCAGGTGCGCGGGGTGGATCAGGCCTATCGCCTGGCGCCCTACACGGCCCTGAACAGCCAGGCCGATATCCTGTCCAAGCTGCCGCTCGAACTGTTCCGCGGTACGACGACGGAGGGGACCTCGACCACCAAGGGGACGTCCACCCAGACACCGAGCTTCCTCGACAATCTGGCCCAGGCGGCGGACATCGCGAGCACCATCTACGGCATGGGCAAGAAGGGGCCCTCCGCCAAGCCTGCGGGGACAACATGACCGGGCTCACAGGCGTGGCCGACGCCCAGATCGTGGCCCTGCGGCAGATCGGCGAGCATGTGGCGGCCCAGACCGCCCGGCTGGAAGGCCTAGCGGCCAAGATGGATGATGTGCGCGAACGTCTGGCCCGTCTTGAGGCGCTGGAGGCCGGCAAGCTGGTGGAGGGCTTGCGCGGAGAGCTGAAGGGCGCGCTCGCCCGCATCGACCATCTGGAGAGCCAGAGGGACCGGGTGGTGGGCGCCGCGGATTTCTGGACCTGGCTGGCCCGGAGCGCCCCCTGGCTGGCGGCGGGCCTGATCGCCTTCCTGGCCGGGCTCGGTCTCAAGCCGGCGAGCAGCCCATGAGCGAGCCCCGTCCGCCCATCGAAGTTCGCTGGCTCTATCGCAGGATTTTCACGTACGCGGCCTCTGCCGCGAACTCCGCCGGTCTGGCGGCCATCATTCTGCGGCTGGACGATCCTGTCGCCCTGAAGTGGCTGGGTCTGGCCCTCATCGGGGCCAATGTGGTGCTCGGCACCCTCTATATGGCCGGAGCCACGGTCACCGACTGGGCGAAACTGGTTGCGGCAGGACGGCAGACGTCCGGCTGAGCCCACCCTCTCATCGACAGTCATAGGAGGCCGGCCATGACGACCTGGCTTTCGGCGCACTTCTCCCTGGAGGAGATGACCGCCACGCAACAGCGGGGGTTGGACAATCACCCGCCGCCGACGGTGCTGAGGCGCCTGCGCGCCACAGCGCAGGTTCTGGAAGAGGTTCGCTCCCTGCTCGGGGACGCGCCCATCCTGATCACCAGCGGGTACCGCTCGCACGCGGTGAACCGGGCCGTCGGCGGCTCCGCCAGCAGCGCCCACATGCGCGGGGAGGCGGCGGACTTCATCTGCCCGAGGTTCGGCTCGCCCCTGGCGGTGTGCCGGGCGATTGCGGCCTCGGACCTCGCCTTCGACCAGCTGATCGAGGAGGCCGGGGCGTGGGTCCATCTGGGTCTGGGCGGCCGCGGGCGCCGCGAGGTCCTCACCTGGCGACCGGGCCAGGGCTATCAACGGGGGCTGCGCCCATGACGATCCGAGCCCTTGTGACGGCGGTCGCCGCCGGCGCGCTGGCGGCGACCGCCCTGTCTCTCTATGTGGCCGGTCGGCGGGATGGCGGCGACGTCCGCGAGGCGGAGATCGCCGTCCTGACCCGCGAACGTGACGCCGCCCGGATGGAAGCGGCGGGAGAGCGCGCTTCCGCCTCGCGGGTCGCCGCGGCGGTGGCGCGCAGCGCCCAGGGCCAGGCGGTGGTGAGCGCCTTCATTCCCCAAGCCCTGAACACGGAGGATGGCCATGAGACCCTGGCTGCTGAGCGCGCTGCTCGGCTTCGCGATGCTGACCGTCGGCTGTGCCAAGCCGCCCCCGACCTTCTCGGCTGCGCCGAGGCTGGCGCTGGCGGCTGAGGCGAAGGCGCCCTGCGCCCTGCACACCTTGCCGGCCGCGCCGACGCTGGCGGATCTGGAGATCGGCTACGTCACCCGTGGGGCGCAGATCATCGCCTGCGACGCGGCCCGGCGCCTGGCTGTGGAGACCTATGAGGCGCAGCAGGGCCTGACTGCGGGGCTGTCTGCTCGCTGAGCAGGCCTAGTGAACAACCCCGCCCACCGGGCCGAGGGAGTCATAGGCCTCGATGCAGGCGATGATGTCGTCCCAGGCGGCCAGGCCGTCCACATCGCCCAGGGCGGCGAATTCGGCGGCGCGCAGCATGGCGATGACCTGAGCGTCCGGGCCGTACTGTCGGATCAGGGCGAGGGCCGCGTTGCGCGTGTCGATGGGGAAGTTGTCGGGATTGTCGATCAT